GTCTTGCAGCCCTTCAAGGCCATGGTCGGCATAGCGATGCCGCCAAAGGCTGACAATCCGCGGCTGGACCCCAACTTCCTTGGCGATCGACCGGGTGCTGCGCCCATCCGCCGCCAACAGAACTATCCGCGCCGCTTCAAATCGCGCTGCAACGTCACCGGTGAGCGACAGCACGCCTCAAGCACCTTGCGATCTTTCCTCGAAAGGTGGACTTCTCTTGCTTCGGGTATCATCCCGACCTTGAATCACGACTCACGTTCCAAGAAAAGTGGGTACTAGCGACGCCATCCCCTTCGGTGGACAGGATCGAGACCTTAACCCCACCCTTGGCATCGCCCACAACGCCCACGTCGGCCACGCGGAGCGGGTCGGCGGCGAAGGCGTACCGTTTGTACCAATTCTCGGTGAAGCCGCCCTGCCCCTTCTTACGCTCGCGGAGGCGGCGTCGCAGGTCGTCGAGGGACTCGCCAACTGCCTGCGTCATGTTCCAATCGGACGCCTGCGCGATCAGGTCCGCGCCCTGCCCAAAGTCGAGCAGCGTCGCGCGGAACGTGTCGTTGAGCGACGTGACATAGAGCAGATCGCCATAGGCGGCATGGCGGCAGAAGTTGTTGATCGGGTCCGACCGCAGCATGTACGTGTCCCAATCGAGACCGCCAGTCTCAAGCAGGCCGCGCATCTGCGTCAGGCGGGCGTCAAACAGTGCCTGGAACGCGGGTTCGCGCTCGATGACAGGCAGCGGCAGGTTCGGGAGCGGCGCGTCCATTAGACGTCGCTCCCGACGACCATGTTGTCAGAAAGGATCACGCGGCCCCGCGCGTCTCGGGCTTCCGAGTAGTCGCCGAGATGGCCGCGCGGGTAATAGATGCCCTCGATATCGAATTGGGCATGGCCCTGATCGGTCATGTCGGAAAGCTCCATCTGAATGATGCGGAAGCGGGGCTCTTCAGCCATCAAGGACTCGGGGCTCTTCCGATTGATCGCCTCCGGCACGGCCGCGTAGAAATCGATCAGCGTGACGGGCGACACGGCATGGTCAACAAGGCGCGGCATCTTCGAGCCGAAATCGCGGGCCATAACGAGCGACTTCAGCGAAGTGCTCAGAATGGTCGCAATCGACTGCCAGACATCGTCGATGCCTTCGAGAGGCTTGCCGGTGTTGAGGTCAATGGTCGCCATAAGGCGCACCGTGCCCCGTCGGCACGGTCGCTTACAGCCTGATCGGGTCGCTCTTATTAGCCGACCTTCGCGAAGGTCTGCTTCGCGGGGCCTGCTTCGGTGACGACCTTGTCCTGCGGCTTGTCGTCAGCGCTATCAACGCCCAGGTACGTCTCAGCCACGGTCACGAAGGCTTCTGCTTCGTGGACCGACTCGGAGCCCGCCGTGGACTTGAAGTCTTCGCCCGCCTCGATCTCGACGTTCTCTTCCATCTCGATCTTCAGGTTCTTCGCCGTCATCGTGATCGTGCCGTCCTTCATGACGATCTTGCAGCCCGATCCTTCGAGCGTAATCGAGCCCTTGTCTTTGATGCCCTTGATCAGCCAATCGCCCGTATTGCGGTCGTAACTGATCTCGCCGAGAATTTGATCTTCCTCGCCGCCTTCGCCGTCCTCGCCGCCGTCTTCGCCTCCTTCGCCGCCGCCTTCATCGCCCTCGCCGCCTTCGCCGTCCTGACCGCCCTTGCTCTTGGGCTTCGCGAAGATTTTGCGCCAGACGCCAGCCTTGTCGGTCGTTTCCTTCTCGTCTTCATTCTCGGGCGTGTACGTGCCCGCCGGATAGACCTGCGCAGTCGCAAGCTCGCCGCCTTCGGCAAGCAGCACGACTTTCTCGTCCTTCTCAAGGAAATGCGTCTCGCGGTCGCCCTTCGCGCGCATGCCGCCCGCCGGGAGCCAATCCGTGATGTTGTGATTGTCTTCGTCGTTCTCGTCACCGATCAGGACGCGATACGCCGGGGGCTGGCGCTTGTAGTCCACTTCCTTGATCTTGCCGAACTTGACGACATCCTGCGCGCGCCGATCGATGTCGGTAGCTTCCGGGTCGGACACGCCGCCGGTGCTCGCGGGATCGCGCAGAAACTTCACCATGACTATCGCCCCGCCAGGAAGTCCGCCATTGAGGCGTCGATGTTGTCAGCCGTGGCGCGCGGACGCCAAGCGGTGCGATAGATGACCTGCCAAACGAGGCCGATAGCGCCAATGGGGCGCTTGACCTGCTCGGTGATCACGTCGATGTCGGACTCGAGCAGCCGCATGCGCGCGGACTCGAAACCGGGGATCACGAAGCCTTCGAAGGCCGCTTCCATCTGTTCGACCATGTCGTCGAGCTTGTCGTCAACGGTCTCGCCGCCGGTCAGCATAGCCTCCGTGACAAGCGTCAACTCTCGTTCGATGTAGGTTGCGTCGCCCTCGACCCCGTAGTCCTTCTCGGGGTTGTACTTCTCCATGCGCGAATAGACGAGAATGGCCGGGCCATCCTCTTTCAACTCTTCCTCGTTCACGGGAGCCATGCGGCTCGCGTACACGCGAAACTGCGCGTCCGTGCGGTACTCGCCATCAACGTTTTCGGCGAGCCGGGCTCGGAATGCTTCGCGGATTCGCTTACGAGGATGCGCCATGTCAGTCGTTCGCCATGAGCAAGAGCAAGGACAGGCCGGTGCCGTCCGGTCGCTTGTCCTCGATCCGATATTCTTGTCCCTTGATCGTCAGCTTCTCGCCCTTGCGACCGCCCTTGTTCAGATCGGACGTGCGGCAGAGAAACGTCGGGCCGGATGAAGTGACGCTCGCGCCCATCTGCATTTGGAATTGCGTCCCGTTCCAACGGTTCGGATTCCAATTGCTTCCTTCGTCGTCGAACTGGCCGGGGATGTCCTTCGGCTCAACGGCTGGGGCGCGGCTTTCATAACGCGCCTCAACCCCGAACTCGCCGGGGTTGAGGAAGATCAGAAGATCGTTGTCGGTCTCGACCGGCATCAGACGCCCGAAGCGCGCAATGCCAGAGCAGCGTCGATCTCTTCGTCGGTGATGTCGAACCCGACGATCTCTTCAATCGGCTTCTGCTTCGGCTTGCCCTGACGATGGCCGGACTTGAAGAAGTCCTTCTTTTCGTCGAGCAGGTCGATTGCGGACGCGATGTCCACGACGCGAGTGCTCGCGCCGTCCGTCTGATGCGAGGCGGGAGGGACTTCATCAGCGGACGGCGCGTCGCCGGGGGCATCACCGGCGGACTCGATGCCAGCAAGCGTGCTGGCGGAATCCAGAGCAATCTCGGCCACGGCCGAAACCGGGTTCTGATCGAGAACGACGCGAGCAGGCCCGAGGGCTTTCGCTTCGTTCTCGGTCATTTCGACCGGCGTGCCGGGCGGAATGTACCGCCCGTCACGCTTGATCGTTACGAGGCCGCGATACAACGGCATCTTACTTCACCTTCGCGCCCAGGGTGCCGTTCACGCGGTAGGGCGCGATCAGCGGGGCGGACTGGCCGAGGATGTACCGCACGGACGGGTCCTCTTCCTCCCAGGACTTCACGAAGAAGTCGCGGGGCTGAATACCGGCCTTGAGGTCCATGATCGCGCCGAAGTGGCGGACGCCTTCGATCTCGCGCGAAGCCATGACGACTTCACCGGCCGGGAGCACGTCCTTCTCGACGCCGTCGGGCGGATCGACGTATTTGTCGGCGTGGACCCACAGACGGTAGTCGCCGAACACCGCAACCAGACGAATGCCGGGGGTGATCAGGATCAGGCCGAGCGAGGCGCGAGCCGATTCCAGAGTCGCAGCGGTCGTGTCGATCTGAAGACGCATCGACTTGGCGACCGCATCGGTGTCGGGACCGGCAATCTTGGCGCGGATCGTCTTCCACACGTCGCTCGCCATGATCACGTCACGGCAGGTCAGCGACGAATGATCGAAGATCATCTGACCCCAATCCTCGATGTCGTCGAGCGGGTTGGTGGCCGCGTTGTCCCACTTGTCGGTGCCGGTCAGAACGATGCTCAGTTGAGCGTCGCGACCGAAGTCAACAAGCTGCTCGGGATAGTCGTCGCCCTTCAGGACGAGCTTGCCGGTACGCAGGACTTCCGCCGACATGACTTCCAGGCGGCGCGTCCACATATCCAACTGCTCGCTCAGAGCGAAGCCGATGGACGCGGCAAGGCGCTGCTCGGGCGACAGGCTGCCGCCGATTTTCTCGCCTGCGCGACGCTTGAACTGACCGTGCGGCTTGAAGACGCGCTTGTCCTTCAGATACGCCGGGGACAGCGACTGCGTCTTGTAGCCCTGCTCGCGGATCACCTTGCCCGCGACGATGGGCGAGACGAGCGGCGAGATCAGGCGACGGCCCTTGACCGAGTCGAACTTGATGTCTTCGGTCTCGGAGGTCTCGGTGGTGGTGAAGAAGGTGTTGAGGAAGAACGCCGGGTTGAGCGGCAGTTCCTCGACAACACGGTTCAGGGCGGTGGTCGAAAAGAGGTCCATAGTTAGGGCTTCCCGTTGCTTTCTTCGAGGTTGTCTCGGTTAGCCCATCGGCTTAACGAGCCAGATCGACTTCGTGCGGAAGACCGCATCCACCGACCCGAGGGTGTGACCGGCGCCGAGGATCAGCTTGTCCTGATCGACTTCGCCAGCGATGTAGACGATGGCCTCCACGTCAGCGGCGGTCGCATCGACATCCGCACTGAGGATCGCGTCGGGCACTTGCGAGCCGTCGTTCGCTGCCAAGATCGACTTGAGGTACTTCTTGTCGGCCGTGACCTGACCGAGCACGGTGCCCTTCAAGAGGACGCCAGCGCCCGACTTGATCGTCACCTTGCGCGCGCGATGATGACCGAGCATGAGCATGCTCGGGACGTATGCGCCTTCGTTCTCAAACTTCGCCACGTTGCGGCTCCTTAGTTGCCGGACGCGAGCTTCATCGCGCCGAGAATTGCGTTTGCAGCGGCCTCGTCACCCTGCGCCTTTTCCTGACCGTTCGACGGAGCGACGCCAGCGTTGGCTTCGGTGTCCGACTTGATGTCAGCGGCGCGCTCGGTGCGCTTGGCCTTTTCAGCGGCTACGATCATGGCCGAGAACTCATGAGCGGAAGAGCCCATTTCGATAGCCTTTGCGGCGTGGTCTTCATAACCCGACAGGGTCAGGCTCATGATGTCGGTGACGCGCTTGCGCTCGGCCGTGCGAGCTTCAGCGGCGAGATCGACGGTCTGCTCGGTCGTGGCCTCGACGGTCGTCGTGGTCACGGTTGCAGTCTCTTCCGGCTTGTCGTTAGCGGCCGTTGCGCCAGTTTGGTCCTTCATTTCATCCTCAACATTGGCTTGGCCGTCAGCGGCCGGATTGAACCCAAAATTTGCCTTCGGGCTTTCGCCGCGAGCCAAGCTCGCGAGAACCTGTTCGAACGTCGCAACGCCATCGGCCATCGCGGCATCGACAGCCGCTTGGCCGATCAGAACATCGCCCTGCCCGAAACGTTCGAGTGCGTGTTCGACGCTCACGCCGCGATACTTCGCGACCGTCTCGACGAACACGGCGGCCATTGCGTCAACGCGCGCTTGCACGCGGTCGCGGCCTTCCTGGGTGTTGATGTCCACGCGCTTGTAGGGCGACTGCGAAGACACGAACTCGATGGTCTTGATGCCGCGCGCCGCGTCCTGCGCAGACGTGTCTCGATAGCCCGCCACGACGCCCATGGAGCCGAGCGCGGCGGTCGGCCCGATAATGAACTCGTCCGACGCGGTGCCCAACCAGAACGCAGCGGAGGCCGCCTGATCGCCTGCATACGTGACGATGGGCTTCTTGCCGCGCACTTCGTTGATCGCCGTGGCAAGCTCCGCAACGCCAGCGGCCTCGCCCCCAGGCGAATGAATGTTGAGCAGGATCGAGCGAATGGACGCATTGTCCATCGCGGCCTGAAGGTCGCGGCGCACGGTCTCGTAAGCAGTCGCGCCGCAGAACGTGGTCATGAGATTGGCGCGCTTGAACAAGGGGCCAGCCACGTCGATCACTGCGACGTTGCCGCGCCGCGTCGCGCGCTCGGACCGCTCAAGCTCTTGGCCGCGATAGGCTTCGAGCATCTGCGGCGTGATCTGACTCTCGCGCGCGGCGATCTCCATGACCTGACGCAGAGCCCCCTCTTCCATGGCCCAATTGGCCGTGAGAGCGGCGTCGAAGATCAGCGGGTTGCGGACGTTGATGGTCATTGCTTCTTCTCGGCCTTCTTAGGCTTGGGCTTGTCGGTGCCGTCGCCCTTCTGTTCGATGTCTTCGTTGACGCGAGACCCCATGCCGGACGGCGCGAGAACTTCGGGTTCGAGCTTCGCCGCCGCGCGAGCGGTGTGCTCGCGTGCGCGCTGCGCCGTGGTCTGCTCGAAGTCGTCGCCACCGCGCTCGATGATGACCTGCTCGATGGTGCGAGCGCCCAGGTTGACGGCTTCGGTCTCGGCCTTCCATTCCTTGAGCGGGTCGAGGATGATCCGCGCGGGGCCGATCCACTGAGCGCCGAGCCACGCCGCGCGCTTGACGGGATCATTGAAGAAGCCGGGCGCGTCGATCAGACCAGCGTTGATCGCATCCGTCAGGAACCACTCGTAAACGGGCGCGCAGAAGTTGCGGACGAGCCAAGTGCGGCGGTCGCGGAAGAACTGCGCGGCCATTTCCAGAGATGCCCTCGACGCGCTGTAGCTCGCCGTGAAGTGCATCATGAGCAGTTCGAACGGGATGGACAGAGCGACGCCGATCTGCCTCACGACCGATTGAAAGAACGGGTCGAAGTTCGCAGTGTTCGCGGGCTGCGCAGTCTGAATCTCTTCGTCGGTGCCGATATCGACGATGGTGCCCGGCCCCATGGTCACGTCGTTCGCGCCCATCCCAGGAAGGCCAGGCGTGGCGCCAGCAAAGCCGTCGTCGCCCGAGGTCTTCAGGAAGACGGTGAAGAACGAAGACACGACGGCCTTCATCAACTCGGCTTCGCTGTAGCGGTCGAGTTGCTTCAGGATTTCGATGACCGGAGCGAGCGCAGGAATGCCACGGTTCAGGCCGGGGCGCATGCGCTCGAAGATATGGAGCACCATCTGCTCGCCCGACTTCTTGCCGAAGGCCGGGATTTCGGTGAAGCCGTTGACCGTATAGGTCTGGCGCTCGCCGGGGTGTTCGTTCAGGACGATGTAAGCGACCGGAGCGCCGTCTTCGTCGATCCTGACGCCGTCACGGATCAGGTACTCGCCTTCCAACTCGCTCGGGGTGGCGACGCGGTCGGCCTCGATCACGTTGAGCGCGAGCGGCACGACGGCGTTGGGGCGCTTCGGCGTCCGGCGCAACACGAAGGTGTCACCGGATTCGAAGACGGCACTGAAAACGAGGCCCTGAAGCTCATAGAAGTTCTGCGTGAGCGTGATGTCGCAGAGCTTCGACTGCGCCCAAAGGTCAAACAGCGTCTCGGACTTGCGCTCCCACAACTCGGCGGCTTCCGGCGACATGCCGAGCAGCTTCGGGTTCAGCTTCGAGCGCACGCGCAGGCCGGAGCCAACAACGTTGCTCTTCGAGGTCTGCCTTGCGCCGGTGGCGATGGGATTGTTGCGGCCGAGATCGCGCGAGCGGCTGCGCAGCGCGGGAAGATCGCCCAAAGTGTCGGAGTCGGCCGAGCCGGGATGGGTCCTCCACGCCTTCAGGGCGGCGCGGTTCGAGCGCGCACCGGCGTATTGGCCCATGTAGTTGAGCGAGAGGCGCGCATGGTAGCGGCGCGTCGCGAAGTTCGGTGCGACGCCCGCCAGGAAGCGGTCCATAAGGGTCGGTGCGACGGGCTTAATCACAGCGGGATCACCCGCTGGGTACGAATGCCGCCGCGCTTGGCCCGAGCGGCCTGCTTTTCGAGGCGTTGAGCGCGCTGATCGAGTTGGCGCAGATCGGCGCGCCAAAGCTCACGATCCTTGATCGTGTAACGCTGACCGTTCTGCTCGACCGTGTTGATCGAGTTTAGGGTCTCTTCAAGCTGCTCTTCGACGGTCTTTGCCATGCCCCGAAGCTACGGGACATGGATCGTTCGAGAGAGATCGTTCCGATCTCCCTTAGCGCGCTCGCTTTGGAGCGTCCTTGAAGATCACGACATCGTCAGGCGGCACTCCACCGGCGAGATAGATGCGCAAAAGCATCTCGATAGTGCCGGAAACGGCCGACTTGCCCTTCTCCATGTTGTAGACGTGGTCGGTGCCGTGGTCTTCGGAGAGCCCCAGGGCGCGCACGAGCTCTTGGGCCGTCAGCGGGGCACCGCCGGGCTTCCACATCTTGCCCAGGGCGGTACGGGCGGCGCGGACATCGTCCTTGGTCATCATGCTCTTCATCTAGCCGCTCAATCCTTAACTTTCAACGCCACGGCTGCGGACGCGACGCCTCCCAGGAACGGCTTGGGGAGCCGCAGGGGTCGGTTCTTCGCGCACGACGGGCATTTGCGGAGCAGCATTCAGCGCGTTCGCCGCTGCCGCTCGCAGAGCCATCAAACGACGCTCCATGTTGATGCCGAGCGAGAGCCGCGCCGCGATATTGTAGACGCGGAGATCGAGCGGTTCGTTGCGCTGATGGACCTTGTGCCATTCCTTCGTCACGAAGCCGCGCCTATCGGTCTTCAGCACCGCTTTTTCGGCGGTCAGGCCCTCGAAGAACTTCTTGTCATAGTTTTCGAGCAGCGGGTAATGGCAGTAGCCGGGACCGGGCTCCTTCAGTTCGAGCCGCTTGTAGTGCATGTCCTTCGCCTGATCGACACCGAGCACGAAGATCGTGACGTTCTTCGCCTTGTTGACGGTGCCCTTCACCGGCCAGATCGGGCGGCCGGGTCCGCCGATGCCCTTAATAGCGTAGACGCGGCGAGCGATGCGCGGCCGAACGAAGTTGTAGACGTGCTGCGTGAAGTGACCGCCAGAGTCGATGCAGGCCGCCTCCACGCGCATCTCGACGCCGGACGGATGCTTGAACGTTCGCATCAAGGCGTTGTCGATGACCTCCCAAAAGCCGGGGGTGTTCGGCGCGCCATAGTGAACCTTGTAGTCGAGCGACCACGATTCATCGTCCTGGCCCCAACCGCACCACTCGACTTCGGCGCGGTCGTCCTGAATATCGACGGAGCCGGTGATGCAGCCGACGCCGCTCGGCAAGATGATCGCGGCGTCATACTCTTCACGGCGCGCAAAGATCGAGTCGGGGTTGGCTCGCTCGCCGCGCTCTTCCCACGTCTCCGCAAGGCGCGTGTTCACCCAGGTCTTCAGACGCTCGGGGTGCTTCTTCACCAACACGAAGTCGCGCGCCATCTCGCCGAGAGCGCGCCACGGCGACGCGATGCGGTTCAAGTGGAAGCCCGCGTGACCCTTCACTTCGGGCCGCGTCGCGATCCACACGCCGCGCTGGATCGCCTTCAGCCGCTCGGCCTCGCTCCATCCGTGGTCGCACAGTTCGCCGGTGTCGGGGTCGCTGTATTCGCAGTGATAGCGTGCCGCCAACGGATCATTATCGGGCCAACGGACCTGCGCCCATCGCAGATGCTGCATGTGCGCGCACTTCGGGCACGGCACGAAGAACCGGCGCTGATCGCTTTCCTCATAGGAGGACTCGATGCGCGACGCGCCCTTGATGGTCGGCGTCGAGACGAGTGCGATCTTGCGATTCCAGAACGTCGTGGTTCGCTCGATTGCGAGCGAGACGGGATCGCCTTCCTTACCGGCGCTCGCCTCATAGCGATCAACTTCGTCGCAGAGCAGAATGCGGATCGGACGCGACGCGAGCGACGCAGGCGAGTTTGCCCCCGCCATAGTGATGTGGCCGCCCGCATACTTCTTGTGAAGGATCGTGTCTTCAGAATCGCGCGCGCTGTTGCCGAGCTTCGCCGAGAGCGGAGGCGTGTCGCGGATCATCGGCGCGAGACGATCCTTCGAGTACGCTTCGGCCATCTGCAACGTCGGTTGCAGGATGAGCATCGGGCAAGGATCGAGATGGACGTGGAAGCCAGCCACGTTGTTGATGACTTCGGTCTTCACCGTCTGCGCCGCGACCATACAGGTGATGATCTCGATCTCGGGATCGGCGAAGGCATCCATGATGCCGCGCGACGGCTCGACGCGCGCAGTAGACCACTTGCCGGGCTCGGAAGACGCTTCCGGCGAGAGCACGCGGTATTCGTCCGCCCATTCGGAGACGGTCAGCTTCGGCGGCGGGCTGAAGCTCTGCGCGATGATCTCGCGAACCTGCGCGCGAAGCCGAGCTTCATACGCGGCATCGTCACTGTATTCATCGACTACGGCGGCGGCGGCGGTCATGCTCAATCCGGCTTGCGCTGATACTCAGGGCAGCGCTGACGTGCGTCGGTCGGCTGCTCGAAGTTGATCGAGGCCGTGCGCCCCGTGGGTCGGTCAAAATCCCCCGGGTATGGTCACTTGAAACTCCCCCACCTGATGATCGCCGTCAGCGCCGCTGAACAGCAGTAGCCGGTCAGGCAGGACGTTTATGTTCGACCCCTTTAGCCAGCAAGGGGCCGGGGAGTTGAACGTCTTGAAGCGACATCTGCAAAGCACCGTACTTACATTACTTGATCGCAACACCAGCCAGCGCGAGATTCACCGGCTGACGGGTGTCGATCGCAAGACGATCCGGCGTTATCAGGCGCTGCGGGAGCTAT